AATTCTGGTTTTGATAACCATCCAATAAAACAATTAGAAGGATCTCCTTTTATTGAAAAAAATAAAAATTTACCTTTTTATAAAATAATAAATCCATGGAAAATAAAAACACCAAAAGGTTATTCTTGTTTATTTGTTCCTCCTTTAAATAATGCAGACGATAGATTTTCAATTATACCAGGAATTGTAGACACAGACACTTTTCCAAATGAAATTAATTTTCCAATTGTTATTAATGGAGATAAATATCCAGTTTTAGAGACAACAATCAAGAAGGGAACACCTTATGTTCAGGTAATACCTTTTAAAAGAGATCGTTGGAAAATGACGTTTGAATCAAGGAAACAAAAAGAAATACAAAATTCTAGAGTTTTTTATGGATTGAGTTTGTTAAATAGATATAAAGATAAATTTTGGAATAAAAAATCATGGAAATAAAAAATTTTATAAAAATTTACGATCAAGTTTTACCTTGGAATGTTTTGTCAAATTTAATTCGTTTTGCAAATGTTTCTGAATTTGAACAAACGAGAATAGGTGGCGGAAAACAAGATAGAGTAGATTTTAATGTAAGAAGAACATTCACGTTTCCACTTTCAAATATTAAAAATTCTTTATCAGCAGTTCACTGGTTTAATTTATTAGGATATTTTTTTTATTCTAAATTAAAACAATATCAAAAAGATGCAAATATTTTAGATTATGATTACAAAGAAATTTTTGATATTGAAATTTTAAAATATGAAAACACAGGTTTTTATACTTGGCATGTAGATCATTTTGCAACAGTTCCAAGAACAATGAGCTGTATACTACTTTAGAATAATGATTATGAAGGTGGAAATCTTTGTTTTAGAAATCCAGATGGAACAAAAGAATGGGAAATTGAAGTGAAACCGAATAGAATGATACTTTGGCCAAGTAATTTTTTATATCCACACACAGTAAAACCAGTCACGAAAGGAACAAGGTATTCAGTAGTAGCATGGGCACTATAAAAGATTTCAAATATAAATTAATTAAAAATTTTTTAACGAAAGAAGAAGTTAAATTATTAAATGATTATTGCAGAATAAAACACAGAATTAATTTTAATTCTTTTGATTTTTCTCAAAATGATAATGGAGACACTTATTTTTATGGAGATCCATTAATGGAATCTTTGATGGTTAATAAATTAGAATTAATGCAAAAAGAAACAGGTTTAGAATTATTGCCAACTTACGCATTTTGGAGAATGTATACAGTTAATGCAGATTTAAAAAAACACACTGATAGACCTTCATGTGAAGTTAGTGTTACTGTTATGATTGGATCTGATGGAACTCCATGGCCAATATATATGAACGGTACAGAAATTAATATGAAATCAGGGGATGCTGCAATATATTTAGGATGTGAAATAGAGCATTGGAGAGAAGAATTTAAAGGGGATTGGCATGCTCAAACATTTTTACATTATGTAGATAAAAATGGTCCTAACAAAGAATGGCTCAAAGACAAAAGAATTTTATACGGGACTAGTAAATGATATTATTACTTTTTTCTGGGGGAGTAGAAAGCACAGTTTTATTAAAATATTTTCTTAAAGAAACAGATGAATCAGTGCATGTTCTTTACACCGAGTTAGGTTATGATAACCTTGCCCAAGAAAGAATACAAGAACAATCTAAAGCTTCAAAAAATATATTAGATTATTTAAAAAATAAATATAGAGATTTTAATTATAGTTCATTGTCTCTTTATTTGAATAATGTAGATAGAGAAAAATCTATAAATAAAGTTTTTGGTTATGATGAACAGTGGAATATTTTTTTTGCAGCGATGTATGCAAAATTAAATGATATTAAAAATATTTGGATAGGTCAGTTTTCATATAACGACTTTCATAGAATAGAATTTAACTTAGCCCCTTTAAATTGGTTTTATGATGGGACGTTAGAAGGGTATGCTTTATTAGGAACTGGTTTTGATATGAATTTTTATAAAGATTTGAAAATAAATTTTCCATCTAGAAATTTTAAAAGTTCAGGAATAGATAGTTTTAAAAATAAAGCAGAGGCTTTCTTTTCTTTAGAGATAGAATTGCAAGAATTAATTCGTTCATGTACAGGAAAAGAAAAGTTTTGTGGTAAATGTTATAAATGTCAACAATATTTAAAATATAATCTTTATGGAAAATAATATAAAGGATTTTAAAGACGGAGTTGTTTTAAAAAAAATCATTGAAAGAGATGCTTATATAGTAATCGGAGAAATAAATGATTACGATTTAATAGATAATTTAGTAAAAAAAGGAAGAGAACAAATGATCTTAGATAATTTAAATGGAAAAACAAATGTCAAAGCAGATCATTCTAGTTTTACAGCTTTATCTAATGAAAAATTATTCATTGATTTTTTAAATAAAATAAAACCATCCATTCAAAAAATATATACAGAGAATTTTATTGTAAGGGATGTTTGGATTAATTTTTACAAAAGACCAAATGAAGATTTTGCCTTAAAACATGATCATAAAGGAAGTACAGCTTTTTGTGGTATTTTATATTGTACAGATGGTCCAGGTCCGGGTACTTATTTTAATGATTTTGATTTAAATATTTCAGAAAAAAAAGGAAGATTTGTTTTGTTTAGCCCTCTTACACTACATGAAGTTAGACCTTATCCTTATAAAGAAGAAAGAATAACAATTGCATGGAATTTTTATCAAAAAGAATTTTAAGTATGAATTTATTAGGAATAAACATAAGTCATAATTGTTCAATTGCATTTTACAAAGATAAATTTTTATCTAATTTATATGAAGAGGAGAGATTTAATGATAAAAAAAATTTTATAATTAGTGATAATCCTAATATAGATGATTCTTTTTTAATTTGTTTAGATGAAAAATTAAATTTTAAACCTGATATAGTGTGCTATGCTTCTTTTGGAAGACTTCAAAATAAAGTAGATATTAAAACAATAGGTAAAATTCAAAAGCAGTTGGGTAATCCTAAATATTATTTTAATATTAATAATCATCATATCTACCATGCTACCTGTGGTTTTCACTTTTCAAATTTTAATGAAGCTATGGCGATAGTTATCGATGGTGGTGGTTCTCATGATGAATATTTTTTTGGATATAGGGAAACAGAATCTATTTATTATATTTCTAAAAATAAAATTATTAAAAAATATCAACATAAATCTAACAGAAAGTTTTGTTTATCGGATAATTCTGTTCTTGATTATTCCGGTCACACTAAAACTATTTTTGAAAATGGTGTTGAATATTTATATACTTCACAATCTGTAGGTGGACTTTTATTTGATATTGTAGCTACTGCTGTTGGATTAAAGGATGGTCCAGGAAAAGTTATGGGATTAGCCTCTTACTCGCAATCAAATAAGAAATTTGATTTAGATATAAATAAAATCAAAATATGTCAAGAGGCTCAAGATTCTTCTTTTAAAAGAACATGTTGGTTAATAGAAAAAGCTTTTGAATATAAAAAAATTACTAACTTTGTATTATCAGGAGGATATTTTCAAAATTGTAGTAATAACTTTAAATATGTAAAAAAATATCCTAATTTTAATTTTTTTGTTGATCCAGTACCAACAGACGCTGGTACTGCAATTGGAGTTTGTATTTATTATGAAAATTATTTATAAATTAGAGGAAGCTATAGAAGTGTTATTAAATCAAAAAATTTTAATAATATTTCAAGGAGAATCTGAATGGGGTCCCAGAGCTCTTGGTAACAGATCTACACTTTTTGACCCTAGAAATAAAGATGCTGTGAGTATTGTAAATAGTCAAAAAGGAAGAGAATGGTGGAGGCCTTTAGCTGGAACTATATTAGAGGAGCACGTGCATGAATGGTTTGACTTTGCTTCATTAAAAAATTCTCCATACATGAGTTATGCGGTTGATGCAAAACAAAAAACAATAGATGAAACCCCCGCTATAGTTCATGTAGATGGTACTTGTAGAGTACAAACTTTAAATAAAGATTTTAATTTAAATTATTATACTTTAATAAACGAATTTTATAAAAAAACAGGGGTACCTATTTTATTAAATACCTCTTTTAATCTTGCTGGTTTTCCTATTCCTGAAAAACTTGACAAAGCAATCCATATATGCGAATTAAAAAATTGGGATATATATTTACCAGATAAAAAATAAATGGAAAATTCATTAACAATTTCAATTTTTCCAGAAGCTGTCTTGCACATATGTAAGGTAAATGTCAATAAAAATGAGATATTAAATTATATAAAAAATAATAATTTCATTAAAATTAATGGTGGAAAAAATTGTTATATGTCATCAAATGATTATGTTTTAAATGATTTAAATAATTTAAAACAAGAAATACAAAAACATGTAGAAAATTATTTATCAAATATAATGCAATATAAAATGAATTTTAAATTTGTTAAATCATGGTTAACAAAAATAGAACCTAAAGGATATTCTTCAAAACATAGACATTGTAATAGTTTTTTAAGTGGAGTTTATTATCCTGAGTCAAACAAAAATTTTAATATTTGTTTTTATAAAAAAAATAATTTTTGGGAAGTGTTATCCAAAAATTTTAATGATTTTAATGCAAAAAATTATAAATTAAGTATATCTGAAGATAATTTTTTAATATTATTTCCAAGTGATTTAAAACATAGTATTGATACAAATGAATCTAATGTAGATAGATACTCTCTCGCTTTTAATATAAATCCTTGTGGTTATATAGGAGAAGCAGATAGTAAAATATTTTTTTAAATATGATTAAAATTATACATAATTTTTTAGAAGATGATTTATCAAAATATTTAGAACAATATTTTTTAGAAATACCACATACTTTTGGATGGTCTTCTAATGGATTAAAAAGTGGATCTCCTTTTTATCAAGCTAGTCTAAACCCATATGATCCGTTAATAAAATTTTTATGTTTAAAAGTTCAAAAACAAGTAGAACATAAATTAGGGTTTTTAAGAGTTTATATAAATATTCATTATTCAAATATGCCAGGAGGTTTTCATGAAGATGATGGAGATACTACATTTGTATTAATGACTTCAAAAACATTACAAAAAGGTTCTGGTCAATTTCAAATACAAATAAATAATGATATTAATAATATTCAATCTATTGATTTTATACAGAATAGATTAATAATATTTCCTGCATTGTGGAAACACAGGGGATTAGATCCAATTGAGCATGCAACTCCTAGAGTTACTCTTGCTTTTAAAACACAAAAAGTTTAATATATTTTATGAAATTTAAACAATACGAAAATGGTTCTTGTGATATAGAGTTTTCTTGGAAAGAAAGATTAGCTCTTTTTAGAAAAGGAAAACTTCATTTATCTGATGAAAATTTAAAACACTTTGGAAACAACCTTGTTAAAATGGTTATGGACTGGCAAATTAAATTTAAAGAAGAGGTTGCTAATAAAATAACTTTTACAGATACTAAAATAGAAGGTAAATAACTCTATATTTCAACTCAATCAAATATAAGGTATAATGCCTTATGCCTTTAAAAAAGATACCATTAGCCCCTGGCTTTGATAAACAAGACACTGCATCCCAAGCGGAAGGTCGTTGGATAGATGGAGACTACGTTCGCTTTCGTTATTCTAATCCTGAAAAAATAGGGGGATGGCAACAATTATTACCTGAATTATTAGTAGGTTCTGCCAGAGAACAGTTTATTTGGTCAGATCTTAAAGGAAACCGTTATGCAGCCATTGGCACAAATAAGTTATTAGTTATTTATTTTGAAGGTCAATATTATGATATTACACCATTAGATACTCCATTAACAAGTTGCACTTTTACATCTACTACTGGATCTGCAATAGTTACAGTTAATAAAGCAGGACATGATTTAGAAATTGGAGATATTATTAAACTTACATCTGTATCTCTTCCTGGTGGAGGGGTTACTACTTATACAACTTCTGATTTTACAACTAATTTATTTGAAGTACAAACAACACCTACTTCTGGAACTTTTACTATTACAATGCTTACAAATGAAGCTGGAACAGGTATGACAGCTCAAGGTTCTACAACAACTAATCCTTATTATAATTTTGGTCCATTTGGTCAAAGTTATGGATATGGTTTTGGTACCGCTAACTGGGGTGGATTTAGTTCAACAGTTACTCAAAATCAATTAAACGGATCTATTGATAATTCTCAAGCAACTATTACAGTTGATTCAACAACAGGATTTGCTTCAACGGGTACTATTTTAATTGATTCAGAATTAATTACATATTCTGGAAAAACTGCAACTACATTTACTGGAGCAACCAGAGGAGCAGAAGGAACAACAGCCGCTTCTCATAATGATAACACAAAAGTTTACGATGCAGATACATTTGTAGGATGGGGACAATCTTCTTCAGTTCAAACTCCTATTCGATTAGATCCTGCATCTTGGTCGTTAGATAATTTTGGAGAAATATTAATTGCTACAATGCATAATGGTCCTACATTTATTTGGGATCCTACAAATACAGGTCTTGGAGGAAGAGCAACAATTAATACTAATATGCCTATTAAATCTGTAATGACTATTGTTTCAGATAGAGATAGACATGTAATTCATTTAGGAACATGTA